AGGATCGGGGCGTCCTTACAAACTGGCTGAATGAACTTGCGGTTACTGGGGTGGCGACTCCGGTTGCAGTTGATACCGGAGGGGCTGTCGTTTATGGAATGCCCTATGAGAATACTGCTGCGGTTAATGTCGCGGTGCCTGCCCCAACAAATGATACACGCCAGGACTATATCGTGTTGCGGAGAAACTGGGCAGACCAGGAGATTCGTATTACTCGCATCGCAGGTGTGGAGGGGGGCAGCATCCCGGCCATTACCCAAAGCCCTGCACCGGCAGGTACAGGTATTTATGATGTTCCTCTGGCTACACTGTCCACAACTACTGGTGGGGTGATAACTGTAACAGATGCTAGGGAGTATTGCCTGTTTGGTGGCGAACCCGGCGACGATTCTATGGACACCGCGCAATTAACCAATGATTCCATTGATTGGGCAGACAGGGAAACAAGAACTAAACGTTATTTTTTGGGTGGTGGTTGCCTTGAGCCGTGGACCGCTGCTGGTATATTCTGGTATAACTATACAAGCTATTTGACTTCAACTGCTGCTCCTACTTGGGGTGGTGCGGCCAATACCGAGGGTTGGCAGATAAATGCAGCTACCTATGAAGGGGTCATTGGCAGGTTAAGCACGCCATTCCCAGACTGGGCATCTGGCGCTATTGCATCTTATATCTGGTGGGTTCCGAATTCTGCTGTAGCATCTACCTACTATATCCGTAGCGTAGCACAGGCGCACACATTTTCTGGAGCACCCTTTACCGATCCAAGATATGCCCTTGCTACAAGCGGGTATACATCTGTATATCAAAGTGGCACATCGGTACAGCACCAATTGCAGAGGACTACTGGATTCACAATTCCAGCAAGCTATGCTGCAATGACGCTGGATACAGAGTATTTGGCTTTTTGGTATAACTCTGCTGGCGTAGAAGATATCAATATTCTTGGCGTTGAGTTTGTTTACACGGGATATGTCTAATGGCTGAAACGTCTTATCTTTGGGATAATCCAGGTACGGGTGACAGCCCTGCCCTTGGTTATGGCAATGCTCTTCTAAACCAAGTGATTTTCAGAATGCTTTATGATGGTACTGGAGATCAGGGAGTAATTCTTGGCTGGCTGAACGATCTTGAAGTCACAGATGGTGGGGTAGATACTGCCACTGTAGACACCGGGGCGGCATTCCTCTACGGTGTATGGTATGAAACTGACGCTGCGGTAAATGTAGACATAAACGCCTATCGTGGAGGTAACTGCCTTATTGTAGTTCGTGCATCGTGGGCGGCACAAACAGCGCGGATTGTAGCGCGTGCCGTGGGAGCCTTAACACAGAACCCTGGCGTTACCTATGAAATTCCGTTGGCAAACATCGCAATTGGCGGCGCTGGTGCAATCACGCTTGTCACAGATACCCGCGATTACTGCACTCCCTCTACCAGCCTCCGTGACTTTGGCGTAAGAGAGAACATGATAGCCACCGACGCTGCCACCATAGCAAAAGTGATTGATCAAGACAGGTGGTTTCTGCGAGGTGCTGGTGCATTTGCTCCAGACGGCACCACTCCGGCAACGTGGGCCAATTATAACACGGGTGGCTTTTACTATTATACTCGTGACGAGTGGACCTTTAGTGACGGTGCCAACACTGATGCAATATGGTGTACTATCAGGGTGCCCGCAGATATTACCAGCGCCAACCTCACCATCTATATATGGCACACCGGAATCAATGGGGCTGTGAGTGGAGATGTACGTTGGCTATATGACATTTGGCAGGCTGCTCCTGACGGCGTTGCCGCAAATAGTTCAGGGGCCGTTGTTGTTACAGCAGATCAACTTTCTCAAGCTGGAGGATATTATTGTTATCTTCGGCAAGACACACTGGTTGCGCAGGCGGTAACGGCAGGTGATTTGTTACATATCCAGGTAGCCAGAGATGGTGTACACGCAGCGGACACTTATGCGGGAGACGCCATACTGGCGGGGCTTTACTTCTATTATACGGCGGATAGCTAATGACTGAGAGATCACGTTTTTGGGACACAGTAGGGCTTGGTGACGGGGTTGCTGTTTCGCAAACCCAATTACATGATGAGTTTTTCCGTTGTGTTTGCGGAGCCAATGACAATCATGGCGTGGTTGTCGGCTGGCGTAACGAATTAGAGGTTACGGGCACAAGCTCTCCTGTGTCTGTTGCTACTGGCGGGGCCGTTGTCTATGGGATGTTCTTTGACTCTGATAGCGCCGTCACCGTGTCAGCCTCTACGCCTTCTAGTGGAACTTCCCGATATGATAGGGTGGTTCTTCGTCGTGATTGGTCAGTTCAAACAGTTAGGGTCGCCAGGGTTACAGGTGTGGCAGGGGCAGTTCCCGCAGTCCCAGCACTTACACAAACTGCCGGAGCTATATGGGAAACCCCACTAGCAACCATTCTGGTTGATGATGCTGGAACCATCACGGTTACGGACGCTAGGGAGTATTGCCAGATATTGTCTGAGTGGGCCGCTAACATTGTTACAGCAGGAATGTATGAAGAGGGGGCGGTTACAGCCGACAAGCGCCCAGATCGTACTAGATATGAACTGCGTGGCTCTAATGAGATACGCCCCGACTCAGCCAATCCTTGTGTGTGGTTTGTTGGTGCTAACTATGATTATTGGGAATTCACTGATGGCGTGACCACTGAAGGGTGGGCATACTTCCTATGTCCTGATGGCCTTGTAGGCACAGTTGATATATATGTCTGGTCTGTGCCAGATGTGAATGGCGCTGGTGGTGGAGTTGAGAACTGCCAGTTTGATTATTCCATTTACTATGGTACAAGTTCGCTAATCCCAACCAACGCCACTGGGACAACCAATGTCGATCAGCAGGCCAGGGTGAATACTAGGTTCTACGACGATCAGATTGTAGCTGCCGTTCCACTGGCCTCTGGCGATCTTCTGGCTGTGAATCTCCAAAGGGATGGGCTTGCTGATAGTTATAACAGCGATATGCGGCTGCTTGGGATTGAGATCAGGTGGACTGCCGACGCATAGGATGAAGGAGGAATGAAATGCAGTTTGGGCAGTACAGAGTTAAATTATGTGACTGGACAGGAACGCCAATCAGCGACCTGTTCCCTGGTGACGACTTTCTCTCAATTAGTTGGGAGCACAAGCGCAACCGGATGGGGGCGTATGCCTGTGAGTTGGTGGGCGAGACAGCGACCAAGGATTCTTTCAGGAAGCATTACCAAGTCCTTATTGAGCGCAATTGGGGGAGCGATCCTAATGACTTTTATGATGAATTCACGGGCTTCCACTTGGGCTACCTGGAGAGGTGGCCCACAGATGAGTTGGACGAGCATTATTGGACCTCCCTTGGCTTTTCCCCTGAATGGTTAATTGACCAGCCTCTCTTACAGCCAGTTGCCAACGTGGGCAATGCAAGTTGGGCGTATTATGACCTGTGGTGGAATCACGGCTATGCTGATGACGTAATCAAGAGCATGGTTGGCGAGTCTATGGTAAGTCCCGCTGATACCGACCGGGGCTTTACCCAGGTGACAGTTGAAGGTAACGAGGGAGAGGGTGTGTGGGCTTGCTTTGAAGGCTCTTGGATTCGGTTACTTGATGCTGTAACCGATGCTGTGGGGGAGGATGGTACCAAGGGGGACTGTGACTTTCGTGTAGAGCGCGTATCGGGTGGGTATGAGTTCAAGACCTATTCTCCTTTTTTTGGCACAGACCGGCGCAGGGGCAACAGTGCTGGGAACAAACCTACTATATTCTCTTTCGATAATGGCAACATGAAGAACCCTGAGAAGCAAGTGCTGTGGGCCAATGCTGTAACGGCAGCCTATGGCGGCTGGCAGGGCGGCGGGATGGAGCGCAGCATCTATTATGCTGAGAACGCGCTTGCCCTTGCTGAAACGCCGTACTCCCGCAGAGAAGGGTTCTATGATATACGTGATATAAGCCAACCCGATCAGATTGCTGGCATCTTGAAACAGAAGCTCATTGACGATGGGCAGATGGAGCTTGTTAGCGCCGAGATATTGCAGACCGATGCTTGTCTGTATGGGCGAGATTGGTGGTTCGGAGACTTGGTAACACTGGACCTCCCTGATGGTACATCTTATGACATGCGCGTGATTGAAACGCGAGGGCGCATCTCTGGCGAGAACGAGGAAGAAATAGAGGGTGTCATTGAACTGTGGACTAGGGCGGAAGGTGCCTGATGAGGGCAATCCGCAGAATGGACAAGGACCAACGGCGGAGGGCTGGAACTGTCCAGGTTGGGAGCGCAGATGCCTTCCTCATTAGCCCGACTTGTCCTCCGAGTACAAGTGTTCACTTTCGCGGGGGGTTAGCTTGGCGGCCTGCTCCCTTGGTCAATCCTGCTGGCTTTTTTATTCCAGAGTATACCGTGGACCTGACCGATTCTGACAAAGTTTCG